TTTATAAAGTCTATTGCAAGTTATGCACAGATGAAGCTTGAGGATGTAGTCACACTCTTTAAAGACAGTCGGATATTTAAGTTTTTCAATGCTATACGTTTTAATTTGGCAAACTTATGGAAGTTTGTAAAAACCGGTTTGGATGCATACACAAAGATTCAAAGAGCAATTGCTGAATATATTTCAAAAACAAAAGTAGGAAAGTGGACAACTGAAGCACTTGCTGGTCTGGATAAATTTCTACAATCACATCCTGTAGTTGGCCGTATTGGAGGAGTTGCTGTAGCTGGTATGCTACTCTATATTTGGATGAATATGTCATTTACTGGAGACTTTAGTTATGACTTTGATTTTGCTGATATTTTAGCAGCAATAGGTGGTAAATATTCACTTGCCACTCTATTTGGTGGAGTTGACGGCACACGAATGCTGTTACTCTTTGCAACTGGTATGATTGGTTTAACCTTCCCATGGCCTGGGCCTACACACGTAAAGTTTGTAGTTGCACTCATAAATGGTTTACGTAAACTAGTAAAACAATAAACTCCGCAATATTTCTCATTTTGAGAAATGAATCTGTATAAATATATTATATGCCATACGTGTATTGGATTAAAACCGAGAATATCATTGATACTAGTGATGGATATATTGGTGTAACTAGTAAAGATCCTGCTTTTCGATTAAAACAACACAATGCTCGAGGTAGATTTTGTAAATATGGTAAAAAAGAAGATCTTCAGCAGGTAATACTTTTTGAAGGTACTTTAGAAGAATGTTTTGATCATGAAAAAGCGTTTCGTTCCGATATACGAATGGGATGGAATATTGGTGTAGGCGGAACTGGAGGCAATACTGGAAACAACTATGTTGCAAAACATGGATGTCCATGGATGCATAAAATAAATGCAAATCGTCGTGAAAAGTTTAAAACTGGAAAACTTGTTATTCATAATCGTAAAAATTATTCAATACAAAATATAGAAACTAAAGAAATTTTTCAATGTGGAGGATCTAAAGCAGTTGCAATTTTAATTGGTTGCTCTTATCCTACTGCTATAAAGTGGCTTAAGGGGTCAGAAATTAGAAACTGTAAATTTATCAAATTATAAGCTTATGTGTGTCGTCGCGGTGAAGTACATCAAAAAATATGGTTGGGTCGGTGCAAAAAACCGAGATCGCAATTATTCTACCTCAATTAAGGTAGTCAACTCAAACCGTGATGGCATACAACGCCTCTTTATTGATGATCAAACAACACGCTGGACTGAAGGTGTTAATGAATATGGCCTGTCAATTATCTCTGCATCTTTTAGTGTAAAGAGCGATGAGAAAGAAGGCGAAAAGGTGATGTCAAAAGACAAGAAAAAGAAAGCAATTGTAAGTCCAGACGGGCTCGCAATTCGTAATGCACTTCGTCGCAAAACTCCAAAAGAGGCTGCGCAATATCTTATTGAAAAAGAACTTGCTGGGGCAACATTTATCTTTAATCCTGAAAAGTGTTACCTTCTTGAAGGTGGATTTACTGTTAAAAAGGATGATGCTACAGTTGAAAACCCACGTAAGTACATCTACAACCTTAAAGAAATAACACAAGACGAAGATCACTGTGTTCGTACAAATCATGGCATTGACTTAAAGATGCTTGGATATAGCGCAAAGGCATCTGATCCGCATCTTCAAGCTGCACGCAAAAGTTCAGAGACACGTTGGGAAATTGTAAACAACTATCTTCGCGATAATGTAATTAATGACCCACATGAATTTCTTGAGGCTATGTCTCAAAAACCAAACAAGGATAAGTTTATGAATCCAATTCGTACTGGAGACATTAAAAAAGCTGAGATGGTTACAACAGGCCAACTCTTACTTGTTGCAAAAGAGCGTACACTTCATTATCGTCCTATATATTCCGCTGTAGAGTTTGACTATAAAAAATTAAACTCTGAAGAGGCCAAAACATTCTTTGAAATTATTTCTAGTAGAAAATTACTTTCTTTCAAAGAATATGTGCTGCCCGAATATAAATAAATTTGTGTAGCCATGGTGGTTGCACCAACAGATGCCAGAATTGGGTCTGTTGCATACAAATAAAACTCGCTTAATAGGAGAAACGAAAATGAAAATAAATACATACACGCCGTTTGGCATTGGGTTTGATCAACTCTTTAATGAGTTTGATCTGCGTCATAAAGAAAACAGTAATGTTTATCCACCACATAACGTGGTAAAACTAACAGATGACTCATATGTTATTGAGCTTGCTGTTGCCGGGTTCTGTCAGTCAGAGCTAAACATTGAAACAGTAGAGCATTCGTTGGTAATTACCGGCGAAAAAGCTGAAAAGGATGAACGAGAATATTCTCATAAGGGAATTAGTGCTCGTAAATTCACACGACGCTTTACATTGGCAGAGTATGTCCATGTAAGTGAGGCTTCTCTACAAAATGGAATCTTGAGTATTTCACTCGATAGAATAATTCCTGAAGAGAAAAAACCTCGCACAATTGCGATAAAATAATACCCGCAATTTAAAAAACTAAATCAAACTGGTAAAGATTTGTGTACATCTTTACCAGTTTGTGTTATAATATGCTAACATGATTGAAGGATTCTATACTTGCATTGACAGAAAAATGAATACCTTGCTCTACCGCGGGTATGACGCTGATGGACAAAAAGTCTATAACACCTATAAGTTTAGACCGGTCATGTATCTAGAGAGCAAGGATAAAAATGCAAAGTGGAAGTCTCTTGATGGCCTTCCACTTGAGCCATTACGATTTGACAGCATGTCAGATTGCCGTGCATTTGTCAAGAGCTATGAAGATGTTGATGGCTTTAAAGTCTATGGAAATGATCGTCATATTCCAGCATTTATTCAAGCAGAGTTTCCAAACGAAATTTCTTACAACTCAAAGAAAATTGATGTTGTCTCTCTTGACATTGAGTGCCGATCAGACAATGGTTTCCCTGAACCGTCTGTAGCGGACCAAGAAATTACTGCAATTGGTCTTAAGAGTAGTCGCCTCGACTATTACATAATCTGGGGGCTAAAGGAGTATGACTCTTCACAATCAAAGGTACCACATCTTAAAAAAGAGTTTCGTAGATTTGAAACTGAAGCAGAATTGCTACATGACTTTATTTCTTGGTGGTTTGATACACTCAACACTCCCGATGTAGTTACAGGTTGGAACATTCGCCTATTCGATATTCCATATCTTGTAAATCGACTCTCACGTGTACTTGGAACTGATGCCGCTAAAAAGATGTCTCCATGGAATTATGTAGAACAAAAATCGGTTGTGATTAAAGGCAAAGAAAACTTTCTCTATAACCTCTATGGCATTCAGCAACTTGACTATCTTGATCTCTTTAAAAAGTTTGCAGCAAACACGTATGGTGCACAAGAGTCATATCGTCTAGACTTTATTGCTGAAGTTGTGCTTGGTCAAAATAAACTTGACTATAGTGAATATGGCACACTTACTGAACTTTACGAACGCGACTATCAAACGTTTATTGACTACAACATTGTCGACATTGAACTTATTGAACGACTTGAGGCAAAACTAGGGCTGATCAATCTCGTCTTTACACTTTCATATGTTGGTGGTGTAAACTATGGTGACACGCTTGGCACAGTTGCAATTTGGGACAGCATTATTTTCCGCAAACTTGCAAGTCGAAAAATTGCAATTCCACCAAACACTCACTCGTTTAAAACAGACTATGCTGGTGGATTTGTTAAAGAGCCACAAGTCGGTCGTCATGAATGGGTTATGAGCTTTGACCTTAACAGTCTCTATCCAAACCTTATTGTACAATACAACATGAGTCCAGAGACAATACTTCCACACTCAAAGGTTGCGGCATTGCAATCGAATGGTGTAGATAAAATCCTAAACTCAGATCAGCGGTGGTCGCCATCAGAAAATGTTGCAGTTGCTGCAAATGGTGCTGCATTTAAATGTGATAAGCAAGGCATACTTCCAGAGATTATTGAAGAACTATACAACCAACGTGTTGCAGTAAAACGCAAAATGCTTGACTTTGAGTCAGAAGCTGAGCTCCTCGATAAAGGTTCACGCCGATACAAAGAACTACAAATTGAAATTGACCGATCAAGTAACAAACAAATGTGTTTAAAGATTCTACTAAACAGTTTGTATGGTGCTGCGGCAAATAAATATTTCCGATACTTTAACATTGATATTGCTGAAGGAATTACACTATCAGGTCAGTTGGCTATTCACACTGCAGAAAAGGCGGTAAACGAGTATCTGTCGAAGGCTCTTAAAGACAAGACTCCTAAAGATCGTATTACTGCATCTGACACAGACTCTATTTACATTAACTTATGTGACGTTATTGACACATGCAAGCCTAAAGATCCTCATGAGTTTTTAATCAAGTTTGGTAAAGAAGCACTCGAGCCGGTTATTAAATCTGCATATGAGTCTCTTGCACAAAAAACTGGTGTCTATAAAAACACAATGGTTATGAAGGTAGAAAAGATTAGCAGTGTAGCAATCTTTACCGCCAAAAAACGATACATCTTAAATGTGCTCTCGAGTGAAGGCGTACGCTATGCAGAGCCTAAAATTGTGATGAAAGGCATTGAAGCTATCAAGAGTAGTACTCCAAAGATTTGTCGCGATGAGTTTAAGAAAATATTTAAAATTCTTGTTACTGAGCGTGAGCGTGACATTCAAGCCGAAGTCGCCAAATTCAGAGACGTGTTTGATGCCTATGATGTAGAAAAAATGGCGTTTCCTCGAGGTGTCACCGATATTGCAAAATGGTCACAACGAGTGGGTGCCGGTGACAATAAAGTACCATACAAGAAGGGCACTCCTATGAATAGTCGTGCAGCAATTATGTACAATCATTTGCTTAAACAACAAGGTCTTACGCAAAAATATCACCTTATCAAAGGTGGCGATAAAATCAAATACACGTTCTTGCGTAAAAATAACCCCACTCGTGAAAACGTAATTGGCTTTTTGGATGTTCTTCCACCAGAGTTTAACCTACATCAGTGGGTTGATCGCGATCACCTTTTTGAAAAAACATTTTTAGAGCCGCTTCAACTTGTCCTGAACGCAGTTCATTGGAAAGCAATACCGGTTGCAACACTTGAAGATTTCTTTAGTTGAAAAAAAATATATAAGATATGAATACAAATTGGGTAAAAGACATATATGATATGCATGCAAAATATGGTGTGCACGAAGTGGTTAAAACATTTGATGCTGAAAAGCTAAGACAGTTTTTGCAGTTTAGATTGAGTTTTCTTGAAGAGGAACTCAATGAAACTCAAGCTGCTGCAAGTGCACTTGACGCCGAAGAGGTTGTTGATGGACTTATTGACTTGTGCGTTGTAGCAATTGGTACACTTGACGCATTTGGAGTAAATGCCTACTCTGCATGGAAAGCTGTCTATGATGCGAATATGAATAAAGAGGTTGGCATCAAAGAAGGTCGGCCAAACCCTTTGAATATGCCTGATCTTATTAAACCAACAATGGAAACACATGGATATGATTGGGTTGCACCAAGTCACAAAGGTAATCATGGACTTCTAGAAAAATTAGTAAAATAAGTTGTCCAAATCCACTAAGTTTCATATAAATAAATATATGAAATACTGTGTATATCTTACTATCTATTCTGGTACAAAACTTCCAAAACGTTACATAGGTTCATCTTCAGTTAATAACGTACTCAGTGGATATAATGGTACTATAAAATCGAAGGCGTATAAAGAAACATATAGACATGAACAACGCATCAATAAACATTTATTTAAGACACGTATACTATCTAAGTTTGAGACACGTGAAGAAGCACTTTTGGCTGAAAAAACATTGCAACTGAAATACAATGTTCATAAGTCTGAGTTATATATGAATATGGCAATTGCGATACCAAATGGCTCTTTTGGAAGAGATACACATAATGAAAAGCATCCAATGTATAATAAACATCATACAGAAAAAACTAAAAAGAAAATATCAAATACCCTAAAAGAGAAATATTCAAATGGTACGTTGGTTTCTCCTTTTAATGATTTAGATGTTAAAGGCGAAAACAACCCATTTTATGGCAAATTACATACAGAGGAAACTAAGAATAAAATGC